AAATATTCCCATCATATAAATTTACATAGTTTGGAACTAAGCTATCATAACTAGAATATTCTTCAATGCTATTATCTGTTTGTACAATTTCTGTAACTCCTGTCCCCGCTTCTTCAATTAATACAAATCCTAATGTTGTTAAATTATAAGTATCTATATTTATAAGATTAATTCTGCTTATGTAATATAAGTCGTATTCAAAATCAAATGGAATTTTTAATATATTGTTTGATATTTTAATATCATTTTCAGTCAATTCGTAAGTTTTTAAGTTTAAAATATAGGTATTTTCTGAACCTGTTATATAACCAACATATTTTTCATTTATTACGAATTTCATTGAAGTATCAGAGGTTATTGTTCTTTTTATTGGATTTGTAAAATTATCGTTTATGTTATATTGAACAAACTTTAAGTCAACATTATCAATAAAAACAAAACTTGAAATTCCATTTACTAAAATTTTAGGTTGTGTTACTGTATCTAATGTTTCAATTTCTAACATCTTATCGATTATAATACCATTACCTTTTGTTAAATAGGTTGTACCATTAGTATTCCATTCATTTATGTCAGCTAAAGTTACTCTTGAGTTAAAATCAGTGTCTCCATAACCTACAAGAAGAATTTTGCTACTTTCTAAATTGTACTGATAACCTATTCCTCTAATACTGTCATTACTTCCATAATCAAAGTTTTTATATTGCCACATAGTATAAGAATTTCCATTTTGTACGCTTATTGTTAATTGAATAAATGTCAAGTCAAAATATCCTCCAGTTCCATTTTTTTCATAAACAAATAAATAATCTGCACTTCCATTCCTTTTCTGGCAATACTTGACTTGCTCATTTATGCCATAATCACTTAATTTATAATATTTCCTTATTTGAGCTATGTTCTTTGTTAAGTCATTTATCAAGATTAATGCGTAAACTTCTGTGCTTGAATTTTCAGGTGTAACATATCCTACCATATAGAACCTGCCATCTTCATCTGCTTTAAGTGTCTCCCCAACAATTCTTAAATGATTTGTTGTAAGTTCTTCTTGTTTAACTAAATTAAAATATCTATCATACACATAAAACATCATTCCGTTTTCGCTATTAGCATAAAAAACAACATTATTTTCTGTTTTTACATAACTATAACCAAAATTTTCAGAGGTTTGCTCTGATTGATTTAATATTTGTATTTCATTAGTTGGTGTTGTTGGTGTTACTTGACTTAATATATAATCTTTTATAAATTCTTTCATTGCTTTCCTCCTACAAATTAAATTCTAGCTCTGCTTCTAGTTCGTTTTGTGCTTCGACTTCCAAATCTTCCATTGTGTAACCCTCAAAAATAATGTTAACACTATCTTCAAAGTCTATATATCGATTAATAAAATCTCCATCGTTGATATTACCAATTCTTTTTGCTCTCTGGTTGTCGAAGTAGTTTACAGCACTCTCAAAATTAAAATTGTTTATTAGTTCATATACATAGAATATTTGTGCCTTATTATTCGCGTTATTTTGAATAATTTGGATTGTTTTTGACTTAACTATATAATTACCTACCAAATCTTCTAAAACGTCTATATTTTTATTGTCGAAGTAACACGTATCTCCTACATTCCACATATCATTATTTATTGTCTTTACTTCTAATGTTACGGCTTGTTTCCCTTTAAAATATAAATAACTTTGTGCTATTAAGCCTAGTTCCTGACTTGTATATGCTTCATCTCTTTTTTCATATCTTGCAATTTCTCCTATGTTAGAGTTTTGAGTTGCTATACGATTTACTTCGACTGGATTCTTGAGTTTAGCTCTACCATTTACAACTGGGTAATAGTTGATTTTAAGAATAGTTCCTGCAAGATTATTAGCAACTAATTTAACTTCATTTGAGTTATATTTATAATATAAGTCATAATCTACGTCAGTTTCTTCTATGCCAAATGTAATTGGATTTCCGGCAAGTGTAACGCTTTGAATATTTGCAACCGGCTCTTCTAATATAAAGGTTTGCTCTACACCATTGACAAGAAATTGATTTTCAAGTGTTATATTTGATTGAACATCATCTGCTGTTACTATTTGAACGTTTCTATAATCATCGCTATCAAACTCATGTGATATACTTATTATTGAATTTTCTTTGCAATATTCTTGGTCATATAAGATGTATTTCCCAGTTGGTAAATTCATATAAGCATAGAAGTCTATCGCGACATTATTACCGTCATATCTCGTAAACCATACGCTTTGAGTTAAGTCTGCTATATAACTTAAACAATCATAAGGTGTTTTTTCATTACAATTGTAATTTTTTATAATGTCATTTTCTTTGTCGCCAATGTTTAAATTCCCTACAACAAAGTTATAGCCTTCGTATGCTTCTAATATTTGTTCTATTGCTTGACTTATTGTTACATCTTTAAGTACAAAATTTAATTGATTCCCCTCGCTTAAGAATGTTTTATAATCTAATACTTGTAAACTTGCCCAATGTGGTTGAAATGGGCTTAAATTTACTGGTTTGCTTCTTTTGACAACTCCTCTAAAAGCTGTTACACCATTTACAACTAATTCAAATTTTGAGTAATCTTTAGGAAAGTAAAATCTACTTACATAATCTTTGTCTTGTTCCCATGATAGAGGGTAACAATTGTATAATGCTGTTGAATTGGTATTTAATAGTTTCTCTGCAACAACAATTTCTTTATCACATACTACTTCTTCTCCGGATATATACATGTGTATTTCACTATTTACTGCGTTTAAATTCATTGTTTACCCTCCCATTCCATAGTTATAATCATTTTTAGAACCATTTGAAAATGTTTTAATATTGCTTACTAGGTTACCCATAAAGTCTGTTTCCATGTTGTTTATTACTTTAACATTTACAGATGGATTGTAGCTTGATACATTGTTAAGTGTTGGACTCATTCCAAAGCCTAAACTTAGTTGGTCTTTCATTTGTCCTGCCATTTTATTTATTGCTCCATAGAGATTAGGTGTTGCAAGTTCAAGTGTCTTTTTTAAACCTTGAATAAAGTCTGGCATCCACTTTTCGTAATTTCTTAGAGGCCCTTCGTCTGGTCTTGAGAAGTGCAATGGGTGTGCTATAATTGAGGCTAATTGGTTTGCTACTTGTCTAGCGGCCGCTTGTTTATTTCGAATACCATTTATGATACCTTGTACCATGTCGGCTCCCCAACTCCAGCTATTTAAGCCTGTGAATTGTGCTGCCATATATTGTGCTACATCTCGAATTTCTCCTTCCGGAATAGAACCATTTTGGTCAATAACATTTGCTATTGCTTGTAATTGATTTTTAGTATCTCCACTTGTTTGCCCTAAAATATCATTAAACGCATTTCTATCTCTTTGAGCTAATCTTATAAATGCTTCTACTTCTGTTTGTGACATTCTGTTTACTGTGCCCGTTCGCTCTTCTAGCTGACTTCTTAATAATGCTAAATCTTTTAAGCTATTATCTACTTCCACTTGATGAGTTTGTTGTCCATATTGCTTATATAATTCTAATGACTCTTTTAGTTTTTCTTCTTTTAGTTTTACATCATTTTGTATTTGGTTTGCTGTTGTATCAGTCCAATCTTTTGTACTTGTAGTTATAGTTGTTCCAATTTCATTGAATTTTCCTTCTGTAAATTTTGCGTAATCACTTTCATATTGTTTTATATTTTGTGTGCATTCTTCAATTTCTTTTTCTAAATCTTGAAAGCTATTTCCATAGTTTTCCATCCATTCTGAATTTATTATTTTTTCAAAGTCATCGCCTTCATTTATTTTTTTTATTTTTTCTCTTATTTCATCAAATGTCATTCCAGTTTGTTGTACTATTTTTTTTAATTGTCCATAAGCTTCAGTTCTTCCCTCAATAGCTTTCTTATACTTTTCACTTTCTGAATTTATAATTGCTTCTGCTCTTTTTTTCTGTATTAAGTCATCTATTGCTTTGCCTTCATCTTTATAGCCTTGAATTTGACCATCGACTAATTTTAGTTCAAGTCCTAAAGCTGTATTTAACTGATTGAGTATAAATTTCACTCTTTCTTCATAGCCTTCTTTTACATTTCCATTTTCATCAACTAGTGTTTTTAATTCATCATTTAATGACTTTGTGTGGTCAATTTCAACTAGTGATTTTTTTAAATTTTCATCTACGCTTGCATTAAACTCATCTAATTCATTTTTTGACTTTACAACTTCTTCTCTAAATTCTCTCATTTGTCTTTGCTCTTCTGTTTGGTTATTTGCAAGAAATGTGAATGCAGTTGCTAACCCTGTTATTACTGCAGTGGCTAGTCCAATTGGACTTGTCAAACCTTTAACAACTCCACTAAATCCACTTATTAAGCTTGTTCCTGTTTTTATTAAAGGATTTAATATTTTAATGGTTCCAACTATTTTTAATATAGTAGGGGCTATTTTTAAAACCATATTCCAATCTATCTTCTTAAAAACTTCTTTGACAAAACCTAGCATTGTACTTTTAAGATTATTGAAATATTTAACTACTTCTTTTACAACAGGGATTAATTTTTCAAATTTTATTTTACCGATGCTTTCATTTACTTTATTAAAAGCCTTACTTATTGTTGTTCCTACTTTTTGTATCATGTCATTTACAGTTGGTAAATTTGCGTTTTTAAGTGCTTTATTTAATGCTTCTATGCTGTTTGCTAAACCTCTTGTTATAGCTGTTTTGACGTTGGTTATAGATGTTGCTATTCCACCAGTTGAACTTTTTGCTTGTTCAGCAAATGACGCAAATTCTCCTACGCCTTTATCATTCAACGTTACAATTGCTTGCATGAAGTCGTCCATTGATATTTTGCCTTTTTGGATTGCTTCGTATAAATCGCCACCAACTGCTGTTGATGTATAACCCATATATTTTGCTACTTGTTTTAATTGAGCTGGCATAGCAGTTAACATTGAACGCCACTCCATTGCATCTGGTTTTCCTTTTGCATAGGCTTGGCTTAATTGTTCTAACGCACTAGATTGTACTTCCATTGATGCTCCACCTGCTAATATTGCATTATTCAAGGCAAGAAATATTTTTGTTGATTTTTGAACATCTCCATTCTGTGAAGTGAATCTTTGGACTGCACTTACACCATCGTTCAAAGTAGTAGGCAACCCTAATAATCCATCGCTTAATTCATTTACTGCTTTTGTAGCATCTTCAGTTGCTATTCCTAAATTACTCATAACTCTTGGGAAATTATTTAATGTGTCTACTCTTTTTATTGCTCCATCTAGTGAATTATTTAATGCACTCATTGTTTTAGATATTAATTTATCTAAACCTAATGCAGTAACCATCTTTTTTATAGATGTTCCCATTTGGCTAACAGATTTTTGTAATTCTTTATCATCACTTTTAAAATTAAAGATTACGTCTCCACCTTTTACTGCCATAGTTCCTCCTTTCTATAAATTAAGGGAAGCCCTTTAGAACTTCCCTCTATTTATGTCTATTGTACTACTGTTGCTGTTCCGTTCAATTGGAACTCTACTGCAAATTCACTTACATCTTCGGCTGCTCCACCTAAGTCACTTATTGTTATATTAGCATTTGCTGAATATGTTGTATATTCAAATGCTCCGTTAGAATAGCCGGATAATACAGAAAATTGTATTTGTACATTATTAAATTGTGTAACTGTACCATCTTTTATAGCTGTATGTACTTTTGCAAGTAACGCTAATATTCCAGCATTTTCAACATCTACTTTTATTGTTGTATTAAGTACAATGTTTAAACCTGTTGTTAAGTGTCTTTGAATTGCATCACAGAATACATAGAAGTCTTGTGTTTCTACGTCTGTGTTTAAACCAATTTCACTTGCACAACATGCATTTGTGTATGTTGGTGTTGATGTTGAACTAGTATTTATTCCTAGGTCTTTTATAAGTTGTCTATTATTTATAAACATAGTTTTACCCTCCTATTTTTTCAATTATTGTTTTTAAGGTTAGTGTATAGCCTACTCTACGAATATCTTCATATACTATTGTTTGAGGATTACTTAATTGTTGGAATAGTATTTGGTAAGTGTTGCCATTGTAAGCTACCTTTACATTCTCGCCAATTAAGTTTCCTAATACAACAGAAGTAGCTTTTTGCTCTCGAATTGAAGTTCCAAAGATTTGTATTTGAAAATAATTATTAAGTTTCTTATCTCCAAATAATACTTCTTTTTCGCCTACTGTTTCTTGAACAATTATTACTTTTATGTCGTTATCGTTTGTAGAATATTCACTCTTAAACTTGTAGTCTTGTATTATTGACTGCAAATATGTAATTAAGATTAAGTTCTTATCTATCATAATTTATACCTCGCTATTGTTTCGTTAGTTATAGCCTCGCCTTTTTGTTGCCAAACATTTTCAAACCATTGTGCTTTACTGCCTGGTCTAGTCCATTTTGTAGATTGTGGCATTTTATACACATAACTTGCATAATCTACGAAGTTACCTATGTAATAGCCTTCGGCATCTTTCTTAACTCCGCCAGCATACATCGTTCTTTCCATATTACCTGTTAAGTACGGTGTTACCTGCATACTACCTACTTGGTCAAGTGTTGCTCTTGCTATTCCATAAACAACTCTATCTGGCATTTGTTCAATTTTCTTCTTAATGGACTTGTCCCAATTAAAAGTTGCACTAACTTTCATTTTACGGCTACCTCTAAGCTTTCTATTCTATTAAAAATCCAATTATCCGCAACCCTTAATACTGTATAGGTTTTATTCCTAAACATTATTTGGTCGCCTTCTTTTATGTCGGTTTTTCTCCTTATTATGAAATACCCAGTAGCTTCTGGTACTGTGTATATTCCAAATCTTATGGCATCGTCGACATTATAAGGAATTACCTTAATTTTTTTTGTTTGTTTATCTTCATCATCGTAATATTCACTAGAATTACGATTATATTGAATTAGAGTGGCTTCAAAACCGTTTGTTAGAAACATATTAATCGCCTCCAAACTCAATATCTAAAGACATATTATAATTGATTGGATTTCCTCTGTATAAGTAACCAGCATTTGACAACATCATTAAGGCTAATGTTGAATATTCTGTGCGTAGTTCCGCTTCCATTACTCCTGCTTTTAACTTCTTACTGTCAACATGAGGTATGTCTTGTTCATTTAAAAACCTTGCTTGTTCCATACTTGCGTTCTTTATTGCAGTTGGGACTGTTTTATAGTCCCAGTCTGCATTTCTCATTATTTGTGAAACTTGTGCAAATATCATTTCACAAGCCTCTTCAATTCTTACCGCTTCTATACTTTCTTTATATTTTCCAGCGTACTCACTACTTGTGAAGAATTGCATAACTTTTCACTCCTTTACTCAGCTACTAATCTGAATATAGCTTTTGGTTCTACTACTTTTGCACCGAATAGTACGTTTCCTTCAAATACGAAGTAACCAGGCCATCCTTGTGGACTTACGTGTTGTACGAATGCATCGAAGAACGCATCTCCTACAACTGCCATTGGATTGAAGAAGTAACCTTTTGTTGTTCCTAAAACTGCGTCTGCAATTTGGAAAGCATCTACTCCATAAGCTCTTGCTATTTTTCCTCTGTCAACTCCTTCTACACCTGCCATTGTTTCATATTTTAGAATAGATGTTAGGGCTGCTACATATTTTGCATATTCTGTTGCAGATAATCCCATTCTATATGTATCGTAGAAGTCGTTGTTGAACATATCAGCACTTAATTTTGTTAATGTGTCAATATATTCTTCTTTAGTTGCTGGATTCCATGTTTTTTCTACTATATTAGTATCTGCTCCTAACATATTGAATCCATAAGTATCGATTTTTTTAGCAACTGCAGAGTCTTTCTTTTGTAATGCACTATCTAATGCATTTGCAATTCCAGAACCTGTTACTAATATTGGAATACGAATTGAGTAATCCATTGGTAATTCTGTTAAATCAACTTTAACTGAGTTATAACCCATTAATGATGGTGTTAATTGTGTTTGTATTTCCTTTGTGTTTCTTACGTTAACAGTAACGTCTTGTGATTTCATAACTTCAATCATTGGTGTTCCTGCATTTCTTAATTCTCCAATGTATGAGTCGTTTAACATTTTATAGAATGTACTTCTATAAATGATATTTTGATAAATTCTTTTAACTGTGTTTTGTAGGTCTAATCCTACTTCTGTAAAGTTTGCCATTTTAAATTCCCCCTATTAAATAAATTATTTTTTTTGCATTAAATCTTTAATGCTTGTGTTTCTTGTAATTACTACATCTGGTTGTTTAGAACTATTTGAATTAAACCCAGCTTCGTTAGGAGCTTGATTTTGCTTTTGTTCAAAATAGACTTTCCCGAACTCTTCCTTAATTTTTTGGACTGCTTCGGTATCGTTTTCTATGTCTCCATAGTAAGTTGTCCTTAATTTTTGAACTCTTTCACTATCACTTGAATTAAAACCAGCTTCACTAATTGCTACTCTTAAATTAGCTGATTTTAGTTGATTAGCTTGTTCAGTATATTTATTGTTCAAGTCATCATAACTATTTTGCCATTTTGTAGCTTCAGCTGTAGCCTCTTCTTTTGCAGTTTTTAATCTGTTTTCATAATCGGCTGTTGCTTCTTTTATTTTGCTTTCAACTGATTTTTCTTCAATGTACCCCTTTCTTAAGTCTGCTGTTAATTTTTCTAAATCGATGTCATCATTACTTATTGAAACATCTTTGTTTGTTAGATATTTTGAAATATCCATTTTTCATTCCTCCTTCTTTTTAGAGGAATAGTAAAAGTATTAAGTAGTGCCTTTTATACGGTGTGCCACTTATCTAACCGCAGAAGCCTTATAATTCTTTTCGACTACTTAACAGTCTTTTTATTTTCTGCCATGTTCTATCTGCCATTTCTTGATTACCTATCATCTTATAAAGACTGTGTTCTGTTCTTGCATAACGTAGTTCTCTATTAATTGCTATTTCCTTCGTATGCTTTTCGTAGTCATTTTCTGTACTTATATTTTGATTTAATTGTTCTTCATTTCTGTATATAGACCATTCACATTTACAATTTGGGTGTCCTACCCCATCTTCTTCTACGCTATCAACACTTGGGTAAACTAAACCGCTTATTGAATAAATCTTTCCTTGATGACTAGCACATATAGGACAACTATTAGGGTGTCCGTTCAATATTAGTAAGTCCTCTCCAAGTATTTGTGCATCTTTGATTGTTTGGTTCCAACCTGATTTTGTTAAGTTAACATTGTAGAGCATTGAGTTGTAATCTGATAATGTTCTCCAACTTGCAACTTGTCCTATCTTCCCTGGTACGTTTTTGTAAAAATAAGGTATAAACTTTTCTATGTTTCTGTAGTTTTTTATCTGAGCTGTAAGGTAAGTTTGCAAATCATACTCTCCTATTTGTAATCTTTCATATTTTAGTTTATATTGGCTGATTAACTTCCTTCCAAATTGCCTTTCTTTCGATTTAAAATCAGTTATTGGTATAGTTTTATACCTATCTGGCAAAACTCGCTGTAAATCGATTGTCGCGTTAATTTCCATGATTTGCTGTTTTAAATCTTCAATTCCATCGTACATATAGCCATGGTCGATGTTATAAAAGGTATTTTCAACAAATTCTTCAAATTCTTCTGGAGATAAATCATTCATTAAACCTAATATGAACTCTTTTTCTGCTTTGTGTAATAATCGCTCATATTTAATTGCACAATATTCAACTTCATCTTCAATAAATTTTGCTAACATTAAATTTCTCCATATTCAATTCTTAATTTTTCCGCTTCTTCTTTGTTTTTCTTAATTAAGTCTTTTGCCATTTTTTCTGCGGAATTATCATTTATTAGTTTTTGAATTAAAGGTGCGATTATTTTTGCACGTTGTTCATAAGGTATGTTTGCAACTCCCTCAGCTTGTTTCAATAACTGCATTTTCTTTTGGTCGTCTAATCTTTCATTTGAGCCGTAGTCCCACTCTAAACTTTCATTTGCTACTGGTATTACATCTCTTGTTATTCCTTGAGTTGTTTGCATTTTATAGATGTTAAGTAATAAGTTGTTTATTTGTGGTTCTATTTGTGTTTTAATTGCTTCTATTGTCATTTCACTTGCATTTGCACTTAAGTCAACGTTTTCTTTGTTCATGTAAGCATCTTTTTCATAACCAAATGAAGCTGGGCTTAATCCTGCCATTTGTATTATTTGATAATCATAGAACTTAAATGTTTCTATGTATTCTTTAGTTCTTACGTCGCCTTGCAAATATTCAAATACATAATGGTCTTTATCTCCTGGAAGTAATGTAAAGTAGTCTTGCATTTTTCCAACATTTAATTGTTGTACATTATATTGTTGAATAGGTTTCCAATTCGTTACAATATTTCCAGTTTGAAAATGTTGTGTTGTTGCTATTCTTGTTTGTGTCTTTTCAACTTCACTTGCGATAGTGTCTAGAATGTTCATTTCTTCTAGTAAGAGTTTTTTACTATCTTTGAAAAACTCTTGTCCGGAGTCTATATTGATTAGCACTTCATAAGGCAATATGTAATTATCTAAATAATCTGTCCCCATTATTTGATTAAACTTTGTTATAGGTATTGGCATTTGCTTTCCGTATTTATCTATTACATAAGCTTGGAAGTTTATATATGATGTACCATTTTCCATTTTGATTATTCGGTGTAATTCAAGCTTATCTTCGCCATTTGTTTCTGTTTCATCAAAGCATTCAGCTATTGTTGCTTCATATACTTTGTCGTATTTCTGTTTTAAATCGAATATATTGTTTGGTTTAATGCACTCTAAGTACACTTTGTCGTCAAATCTATGTAAGTACACAAATGCTTCTTTACAATAAATGCAATTTTCTAATACTTCTTTTAGTGTTGGCATAAGCCAATTGACATTGTATTCTTGTGCCTGCAACACAATATCACTCCCAAAGATTTGATTAGTTATGTAAGTTGCTATTTTCTTTCCACTAGGTGCTAACTTATATTTTGTTTCTTTTTTAACTATTGGTTTTTTTCCATTTATTCTTTGGTTGTAAATAACCTCTGCATTTATCTTGATAAATGGTGCTTCCAATGGGTTAAACTCTTTTAAATTACTCACTTAATTCCACCCCCGTATATACTTGACAATCTAAGTCATATTCTTTGTCTGTACTTGCTAACAAACGAATTGGTCTTAAAATTAGAGTTACTTTATTAGCTCCAAAGTATTTCTTTTGAAACCATAATGTTACTTTGTAATCTTTTTTCCAATCATCTGTTTCTTTTATTCGTACAGATTTAACTTTTACTGAATTAAAATATAAATTTATTTTCATATTTCCTCCTAAACCAAAACAAGCACAATACTAGCTTTTAAACTAATACTGTGCTTATCTTGGACTTTTACTATTCCTTATCTATACACTTTAAATTTAATAACCTTTTTTTCGACTTTTGATTAAATCGTATCGGTCTTTATATATATAATAGGTTTCTAACATTTTACACCTTTTACATGGTATTTCTATCTGTAATGGTGTTTGTTGTGATATACCTATGTTTTCTAATTGTTTTATATAATTTTCTATGTCTATGTTTAGCAAATATGCTTTTGTGTTTTTACATCGTATTTGCATCGTTCCTCCTATATTACAGGGCATTTACCTTGTCTTTGCCATTCATCTATTAGATATCTTGAAGCATCTATTGTGTGGTCTAGTTCTTTTTTATATACATTAGTTCCAGTTGCTATTGATTTCACATTGTCATATTGATAACTTTCAAATTCGTTTAAGCTTTCATCTCTTACACAATATACTGGTCTACCTTGCACATCAAACATTTTAATACTTGGTTGCTCATATATGTATAAGAACTCTTTATAGAATAATGATTGTACTTGCTGTACTCCTCTATCTACACTTCCTGCCCCTTTTTTAGCTCCTGTATATTCAACATTTGCATTATATAGAGCATTTATAAAGTGTTCCGCTTCGCTATCTACAACATTTGCTGTAATAGGTATATTAGGATATTTCTTATTTAGGTAATTTATAAATGTTTTTTCTTGCTCTACAAAGAATGCGGTTGTTGGTTTATCGCCTTCAAGTGCTGGGTCATGATAATAACATTCTAACCTAATTAAAATCCACCTTTGCCATACTTGATGATATGCTAGTGCAAATGGTACAAATACTGTTGGGTTCGTACTACCATAGTCAACTCCTATTCCTATTTCTTTTATTATGATATTGTCTAAGCTGTCTATTTTGTTTATAGTGTTAAATACTCTGCCCTCTGCAATACACCACTTGTTGTATATCTTTTGCTTTCTTAATGCTCCTTGAAATGTGTTTACTACTTCATCTAGTTTCTCTTTTGTATCAAGAAGTGGATTATCAAATGGGTAAAATGTATAATACTTTACATTATCGCGATTTAAAAACTTTTCTTTATATGGGTGTCTTTCGTTACCCTCGACATTGTAACTATGTATTGTTTTCTTGAACGGGTGCCCACTGAAACTTACTTGCCTTCCGTGGTAATTCATCAAAGCTCTCTTGTAATGATAACTGACTATATATTCTTGCTGATTCATCTACCCAAACAAATATAAGTGGTCTACCTAGGATTTTATTGAATGATAACTTAGTATTAAATCCAAAGAAGTAAAATCTTATATTCCACATTTGAAAGTATTTATCATTTCCACCAAACTTTAATATGTAATCCTTATCTTTTACATAACCGAATTTGTCAAGCCATGCTTGAAGCGGTTCAAGTATATTCCCTTTTAGTGTGTCTAAATCCCAACCAATTATTGCTCCATTGTATTGCCTTGTATTGTCATATTTATGTAATGCACTTGCATACATTATTACACCTAATGCTATTGAAAATGTTTTTCCGCTTTGTACACTACCTAGTATACTTAATTCTGGTACATTCGGTGCCTCAATATCATTTATCAGTTTCGTCTGTTTCTTCGATAGTTTCATCTTTTACTTTTTTTGAAACTTTCTTTTTAGTTTCTTCTTGTAGCTCTGCATTGTTCTTTTTGTATAGTTCTTTTAGTTGGTCTTTAGTATATAATGTACCATCGCCGTTTTTATTCATATACAAAGGTTGTCCTGTTCTGCTATCTTTTCCTACTTGTACAAATTCTGTTTCTTGCATTAAATCTACCATTCTTATTCCTCCTTGTCAAAAAAGTCTTTTTCTAGGTTTTCATTGTTTACCATATTTATATTTATTACTGGCTCTTTTGTTTCTGCTTGTATTGATAATTCTCCTATTGCTTCAAGTATTGTTTTATAATTATTTGCATTTCCATTTATTGCACCTTTAATTAAACCTAATGTTGCCAATTGTTTATATGTTAAATTATTTCTATTACCTTTTACATTTGCAACTTCTTCTAACATTTCTTGTAATACTTTTTTCATAGTGGCTTTTTGTCTTCTTGCTTCACCACTTGCAATACCAGCTTTCCTACTATCTTCACTATGTTGCTCGGGAGTTCTTCTCGAATTAAGTTCTTCTACTGACATTAAATTATCTAGTTTGTTAGCCACTATATCACTTCCTTTTTGTCTTAAAATATTGGAGCATGATAATAGGAATTGCACCTTTATCTCTTTATAGGTTTATAAAGTGTTTTACTATTAAACTAATCACGCATATATTGAGGCTTTATGCCTCTTTTTTATTGTGTCTTTCTGCTTGTGTTATCTTTTCTCCTTTATACATTCCTGCATTTAATTCATCTATTTTGCTAAATGGTATTATTGGAACTGTTAAATCTTTTTCTTTATTTTTATCTACAAAATAAATATATGTTAACATATTGCCTGGTAATCTTTCCCAGTTATCATCTTTTTTGGTCATAGTATGAAAAAATTGCATATCTTGCATAATTTTGCCATTTTCTTTATTTATCCACATACTTGCATTTTTCTTTATATTTATTAGTTTAAAATTACTTGCTCTATATATTGTGCCATCTCCACATTGGCATCCATCTGCAAAACTTATTATCCATTTTATTTGAGGAGCATTCTTTTTTATTAGTTTTATACTATATGCTATGCAACGGCTTTCACTATTTTTTGGTAAATAATCATCAAAAGCCATTCTATTAAGTTCTATAAATTCATTCCACCCTGTATTTTTTACTTTTGTTATTATTTCATCTTTTCTCATACTTGGTCCATAACTCATAACACCATGTAACTTCCCATCTAAAAATGCACCAAAATGTAATTGACTGTTAGGCACTACCTTGCCACTATAATGATGTTTTTTTACAAAATCATTTGCTATTTTACTTGGTATAACTTTTACTATTATTTCTTTTGCTCTACCCATTGTCTAACCACCTCATATATAGCATTTCCATTTTTATTTTCATTACCAAATGTTTTTGTTATTTCATTTTTTACTAAATCTAATGCGCTTCTTATTAGTGTAGCTTGTTCACTTGCTAATGTAAATGTTATTTGTTCAATATTTTTTTTATCTCCGTCTGGTAATTCAAAATCTGTTCCAAATTCATCACTATCTAATACACCTGCATCAAAGCCAAAGTCTGACATATCTATATTTAATATATCATCTAGCTCATCATTTAAAATATCTAAATCAAAATCAGAGTTCATTGTTAATTTATTATGTGCTAATGTATATGCTTTTCTTTCTTCATCTGATAAATGGTCTAATCTTATTATTGGAACTTCTGTATATCCTAGTTCTTTACAAGCTATTAATCTTCCATGCCCTTCTACTATTTCATCTTTCCAAATTCCGTATTGGGTCATCCATACCAAATTGCTCTATACTTCTTTTTATTTGTTCAATTTGTTCCTGTGGATGCAATTTTGCATTATTTTTATATGGTTTTATACTATTAATATCTACATACTCTATTTTTAATTTATCCATTTAATCCTCTTTTCTTTTATGTACTCTTTATTATAATCTTTCATTATTATATCTGCTAATATACTACCTTTTCTTTTCATAATAACTACACTTCGCTTCCGCTTCTTTTGTATTTTTAGTTATAGTTATTTTGCACAAAGTAAATTCTTTACATCTGTTTTTACAAGTTTTGCATACTTCATAAACATACTTTTCAAATAATTCTTTTGTTGACATAGGCTTTTCCCTCCTATTTATTAATATATCTTACAAATGTTCCCGCATCATAAGTTGCTACAAATTCATATATTGGTTTATTATGGTCATAACTATTATCTATACTTTTTTCTATTGCCTCTTGAATTGCCTTTTGTATATCTTCCATATATTACCTCTTTCTTTTAGTACTCTATGTAATGATATAAAGGTTACATATATGTCTTACAGAGCAACCATGCATATACAACTATATCTCTTTCGCCTTGCCGAACTTAGTACGATATAGACTGCTAAGTTACGAACCTCTATTCAAAACTTCTTTTTTATATATCACTACATACAATATTAAACATTATTTATAGTTGGCTCAAAGCGTGCTTCCTAGGTCTTCAGTTATTCCCTTGGTTGGAAGACTCCACGCTACACACCAGTTGACGAAGCTAATTGATAAAACATTACAATTTCTCGAGCAACTGCTATGTTTCGAAAGTAGTCAACTTTCTCATCAGGCGTGTACCAAGGCTAGATGTTCCCATGTTCGAAGCACTGTGGAACCCACGCTTTCAACCAACTATTTATTTCGGCACTCAGCTGAGGAGTTACACCTCTCTGCTATATCATGACATCTAAAGGTAATATAGCCGTGCTACTGTTACACTAAATCGAGTATATATCTAGAGCTTAACTAGAATGCTCTTACTTGAAAATGTTTATATAAAAATTAAAAATCTAAAGGAGATTTCTTTATGAATTTATCACAATCATTTATATTAACTTATCTAGTATTGTTAATGACTAATGTTGTAATGTTTCTATTATTTTTTCATTTATTTCTTTTGCTTTATTTAATGCTTCCTCTTTATTGTTAAATGCTTTTTTAATTCCTAAAGTATTTACTACAAACCAAACCGGTCTAACTGCTACTTCTTTTTCTGTTATTGTATATTTGTCTGCTGGGTTTTTTGTAATTTCAAATTTTGGTACTGGTTTTTTAACTTTTTTGATTTCTGTTTCAAAATCTTTTGGTATAGAACCTTCAAATACTGCAATTTTATATTTTTCTGTTTCAAATTCGTTGTAATCTACTCCAACTAATAACGCAGAAGTAGGTAATACACTATAATTACCATCTTCATCTTCATATATTGACATTGTTTTATCTAATATTTTTAGTGAATTATAAAATTTATCTAAATCTTTAACCAATGTTAATTCCTCCAATTTCTTTTTTAATATTTCTTTCAATTACTTTCTTTGGCAAATAAACATCGGGTATTTTGTTTTGTTGTTTTAGTTTTTGCCAATATTTTCTTTGTTCTTTATCTTTTATGCTTGAAATATTCATAGTTCTACTTGCCATTATCTTATACAATGGTTCGCTTTCAGGTATACTTGCTATTTTTCTGTTAAATTCTGTTAAGCCTAAATGTAAGAAATCTTTATATGAAATATCTTTATATCGACTACAATAAAATGCGTAGGCTTCTTCTAAGTCCTTATAATATGCAAAACAAAATTGCATTACACTTGTTCCACCACGTTCTTTTTCTATTTCTTCTTTAAGCTTCTCCTCTGGGTGTCTTTTTTTCGTTTATAAGTTTACCTTGTGTCATTATAAGAATAAATTCTGTTTCAAACTCTGCAATAGTATTTAATTGTTCTTCTGTTGCTGTATTTAAGTTTATTCCCATATCATAAAACAAATCGTTCATATGTAGATTTAAACATTTAACAAACAATTCGTCCATAATAAGCACTGTTGCTTCTTCTTTTTTCTTGTCTACTACATAATTCCAATTTGACTCGTCTACTATTTCCTTATTCCCTACTTTGCGTGTTACTATATAAGGATTATTTGCCATTGTATAACCTTGCTTAGATAAATCAGCTATAGCCATCATAAATGCTTCACTATCTATTGACTGTATTCTTTTGGCTGTTTCTACATCTCTTTTAAATTTAATTGTTTTATCTTTGTAATTTAATTGAAATTCATCTTCATTTTCTGTTTTACTAAATTTATACATAGCATTTTCTCCTTTAAAAAAAATAAGGTACCAATTAAGGTACCTATAGTCAATAAAGATTAAGTACCTTTATGTCACATTGGGTTTGATAGTATCTCTCTATCTGTGACTGCATATATTATAACATGGTACTTAAATATTTTTTCGCCAATTTTCCGCCAATTTTCCGCCACCGCTATTCTTACTCTTGCAAACGATTACGGATTTTTTGTATTTTTTTCTGTAAATTTTCGGTGTTTTTTTGTTGGCTTTTCTTAAATTCTTTGGCAACATTGTAAATTAAATCTTGTAATCTTCTTTCGAATGTTCTTTCACTCATTCCCTCTTTGCAAATTTCCCATTTGCTCATTCTTTTTACGTAGTATTTTTGAAGTATATCTTCACAATCTTTATGTGCTAATTTTAAAGCTTTTTTTACACATTTATATTCATCAATACAAGTTTGCAATTCTGGAATATGTTCATCTTCTAATATATCTATTCCCTTTTTAGTTATTTCGATAGAATTATAGCTATATCTCTTTAGTATATTCTTGGCTTTGTTATAATCGCTTTTTTTCATATCTTTTGTTCCCCTTTCTTAAAAACTCCCCTAATTAATGCTTTATAACAACTATTGCATAAATCACATATTTTTTTATTTTCTCTTTCACTATATTGGTCACGTATTTTATGTAGTGTTTTATCTTTAAAACTTATCTCTTTCTTACATCTATCACAATTATATAAATATTTTCTTTTAGTTTCATCTATTAAAGTTTTCATTTGTACCACCTCTTATTAATCTATTTTACAAGCTCCGCCTTTTCTTGCTTCTTTATCTGGTTTTATTTCCTCTTCTAACGTTCCTAACTGATGTGGAGTAAAACATTCTTTTACTCCTGTTTCCCTATCTTCGTATAATCCAAAATTTTCGTATATCTTAATTAAATCATAAGTTATATTATA